ATAGACAAGAACTTGCACAGCTCTTGGCTTCGATCCTGACCGACTTGACCGCATTGAAGGTCGCACTAAATGCACATACCCACGGTGGCGTCACGACCGGTGCCGGTACTTCCGGTGTCGCAAATGCCAGCACGATGGGCACTTTGAATACAACTTCCTAAATTAAGGAGCACTAAACATGTCCTATAATATTGAACAAGCAAACAGTGGCTATATGGCCCTGACCGCTGGCGGCCTCGCTGCTGGCACTACTGCATCACAATTGAAAACCGTCAACACGGTAACCTATCTGAACAACGGTATCTTCAAGTCGAAGACCGCTGTCGCAGCTATCACTTTGACAGGTACTGCTCTGGCTATTGGCCAAGCTTGCTTGTTCGGTGTTTTCCTTGATGCCGGCGGTAACGTGTACGTTACCCAAGGTCCTATCGTTAACGCTGGCGATCCATGCCCAGTGCCGCCTGCTTCGGCTCTTGGCGCTACCGTGATTGGTCTGGCCAAGGTCACCACGACCTCAGCCATCTTCACACCGGGTACCACGCTGCTTGGCACGGGTAACACGGCGTCGTACCTCGACGTCGCTCTCATGCCGGGCACCGCGCAGTAAGTTGCCATCCTCTCCTCTGAGGATTTTAACAGGCCACCTTCGGGTGGCCTGTTCTTTTGGCGAGCAATCTTTTCATAAAAACGGAGAATAATAATGGCAAAAAAAGACGTAGTACAAGGTATCGAGATTCTGGATGATTCACCTACCGTTGACCCTGTTTCGCAGGTTGTTGACTTTCGTGAGCTCGCATCAAGCGAAGTGTTCATGAACGAGCTGGTCACGGTCTTAGTTCATTCGTCCACAGATGAGAATCAATCGCCGCACGTAATCCTAAATTGCAATGGCACTAACCAGCCAGTCGTTCGTGGTCAGCCGACTATGATTCGTCGCAAGTACTTAGAGATTCTGGCGCGGATGAAGGAAACCAAATACAATCAGCGCACGCCGAACCCGGCAGCGCCTGATCAAATCGAGATGGTAGCTAGACACGGTCTTGCGTATCCATTTGAATTGGTTGACGACAAAAACCCACGCGGCCGTGCTTGGCTGCAGAACGTCCTTGCTGAGCCTGCATAATCATGAATTACCTTCAGCTGGTTAACCGAACACGTATCGAGTGCGGTGTCTCGGGGGCGAACTCGCCATTGAACACTGTGCTAAATCTGACTGGCGAAGCGTCACGTATCGCTAGTTGGGTCAACAGTGCGTGGACGGATATCCAGACAGCGAAGGAAGATTGGCAGTGGATGCGTGAACCGTTGCAGTTTAATACGGTCACGCAGCAGCAAATCTACACGCCGACTGAGGTCGGCGTGGCTTCTACTTTTGCGAACTGGAAACGTGACAGCTTCCGCTGCTCATCGGTTGGCCAGTCGTTTAAAGACGAGCAGCTAATGAATTACATGGAGTACAACACCTTCCGTAACTTGTACCAGTACGCAAACATGCGAACTACGTACTCACGGCCTGTGGTTGTTTCCATTACTCCGCCAGACAAAAACCTCGGCTTCGGCGCTATCCCCGATCAGCCTTATGTGATCAGCGGTGAGTACTACGTCAAGCCGGTTGAGTTTGTAACGGACACTGACACGCCTGCAATCGGTTTTCAGGACCGGTTCCACATGGCGATTGTGTACAGGGCGATGATGTACTACGCAGGTTTTGAAGCCGCGTCAGAGGTCTACCAACGCGGCGAACTAGAATTTAAACGGCTGATGAATAGAATTGATATTGATCAGCTGCCGACCTTAATTAGCGGTCCACCGTTAGCATAAGCATGCCCTTAGCTACTCCTCCAGTTTCGTATGACCTGATCAGGCTCGCGGGTGGACTGGACCAAGTCACACCTACGCTGTCCCTGCCTCCGGGTGTATTACGCAGGTCTGCTAATTTCGAATGCTCAATCGCTGGCGGCTATTCACGGATCGCAGGATATGAGCGTTTTGACGGTCACCCTAATCCATCGGATGCGGTTTACAACGTACTTGAATGCACGTTGACAGGTACTGTCGTTGTCGGCGATACAATCGTTGGCGTAACGTCATTGTCTACCGGTAAAGTAATCGCCATCAATGGTTCACGTTTAATCATTACGCGGGAGACGCTTACCTTCGTATCTGGCGAAGCGATTACCGTTAGCGCAGTCCCAGTCGGCACGATTGTAGACATCGAAGGCGTTGTGGCTGACGGCCTTCTCGACGCTACGTACACCGGCTTAGCGGCTGACGAGTACCGTACGTCGATCAGCGCGGTGCCGGGTAGCGGTACAACATGGGGTGTCGCGTATTACAAAGGCGACGTTTACGCATGGCGTAACAATGTCGCCGGTACTGCGGCCAATATTTACAAGTCAACGTCTGCAGGCTGGGTGCTTGTGCCGCTTGGCTATGAGATGAGCTTTGACACCGGCACGGTGCTGGTCAATGACGGAGACACGGTCACAGGCGCAACGGCCAGTGGGGTTGTTACCCGTGTCGTGCTTGAGTCCGGTAGCTGGTCCTCTGGCACGGCTGCCGGCCGGTTTATCTTTGCGACGATTACAGGCACTTTCGTGAATAACGAAACCTTGTCAGTGGGTGCCACGCCAGTTGCATTGGCTGACGGTACACAGTCTGCGATTACGCTTTTGCCGAATGGCCACGTCGAATCAGTCATTGCTAACTTTGGTGGCGGCACGTCGAATTTCCGGTTGTACGGTACTGATACCGTTAACCGTGCTTTTGAGTTTGACGGTACGGTGTTTGTGCCAATTAACACTGGCATGGTCATTGACACACCGAGACACATTGCGTTCCACAAGCAGCATTTATTTTTATGCTTCGATGCGTCGTTGCAGTTCTCCGCTCTCGGGCTGCCATACCAGTGGACCCCGCTGCTTGGCGCCGGCGAGATCGTGATGAACGCACCGATCACGAATCTGTTAGTACTACCCGGCGATCAGGCGTCTGGCGCCTTGGCGGTTTACACGCGTAACGATACGTCGGTGTTGTACGGCACGAGCTCGGCTAACTTCTCGTTGTCAACATTCAACACAGGCACTGGCGCGATTGAGCACACTGCTCAGAACATGGACCAAGCCTACGTCCTCGATGATCGAGGGATCATGAGTCTGGGCACGTCGATTAACTTTGGTAACTTCGTGCCAGCGTCTTTGACGATGAACATCCGGCCGTTCATCCAGCAGCACCGTAATCAAGCCATATCGAGTTTAGTTGACCGTGAGAAGGGCCAGTACAGGGTCTTCTTCTCAGACGCCACTGCGCTTTATATGACGATCATGAACGGCAAAGTATTAGGCTCAATGCCGATGCAGTTTGTGCATCCAGCGATGTGCGCGGTTGAAGGCGAAGCACCGGACGGTACAGCTACTTCTTTCTTTGGATCAACGAATGGGTTTGTGTATCGGCTTGATGCCGGCACAAGCTTCGACGGCGAGGTTATCCCGGCCAACATTAACTTGGTCTACAACAGCGTCAAGTCGCCGCGTATTTTGAAACGGTTCCGTAAGGCAAGCGTTGAGATGACAGGCGGATCGTATGCCGAGCTGGCATTTGGATACGACCTAGCTTACCGGTCTATCTATCTTAGCCAAGCAGCCGATCTTGAGTACTCGAATGACTTGCGTTCCAGCTATTGGGACGACATGACGTGGGACAATTTTGCTTGGGATGGTTCAGACACCTCTCCTTCCGAGATCGAAATACAAGGTACGGCTGAGAACATGGCCATTCGAATTTCTTCGGTGTCATCCATCATTGAGCCGTTTACCGTGAACACAATTATTGTTCACTACACTATGCGTCGAGGACTTCGATAATGCCAAACAGTTATTACAATCATTCGACTTATCCAACACCGAACTCACCGGGCTCGTCTGCGAGTCTGCGCAATGAGCTGAACCTGATCACAGCCGGCTTTGCTCTGTTGCCTACTCTGACTGGAAACGCTAACAAGCTGGCGACGGTTAACTCGACCGGCACTGCACTGATTGCGTCTTCAAGTGTGCAGGGCCTGACAATTAATAGCAGCACGATCCTTGGCACCACGATCAATGGATCGCTGAACACGATTACAAACATTGGCCCGGGAAGCTTGACTAGCTCAACGGTCACCATCGGATCGACTAGCATCGCTCTCGGCGCAACGTCTACGACTCTGGCCGGGCTGACAAGCGTCACATCGTCCAGCTTCGTCGGCACCCTGACAGGCACGGCGACTAACGTCTCAGGTATCGTAGGGATCGCAAATGGCGGCACCGGCGCTACGACTGCTCTAGGCGCTCGGACCGCAGTCTTGCCGACCTTCTCAGGTAATAACGGTAAGGTGGTTGTCGTCAACTCGACCGGCACTGACATCGAATACACCACGATCTCAGGCACCGGTACAGTCACTTCGGTTGATGT